CGCTGGGCGACTGGCTCCAGATCTCGACCTCGCTTTACAAGGTCGTGCAGGTCAACTCCTCGAGCAGCGTCGATCTGTTCCCGGTCCTGCGCTCGAGCTACGCGGGCGGGACGGCGATCACCTACGCAAACGCGAAGGGCGTCTTCCGGCTGGCCGAGCCGAAAACCGACTGGTCAATTGACCTCGCGTCGATCTACGGCGTGAGCTTCGGAATCGTGGAGGACGTTGCCTAATGAGCATCACGACCGCAGGCCGCACGCTCTCCGCCTCGATGGTGACCGAGGTCACCGCAACGCAGCTTGCGCCGATCCTGCTCGCGAACCTTCAGTTTTCGACTCCGGTTTACTTGTGGTCCGGCTACGGCTCGATCGGATTCGGCGGCGTTACCTACCTCGGCATCGGGACGCTTGGAACGATCTCGCCCGTCGAGGAGACGACCGACCTTGCGGCGCGCGGCATCTCGATGCGTCTCTCAGGCGTGCCGACGGCGAACGTTGCGCTGGCGCTCACCGAGAACTATCAAGGCCGAGCCTGCACGATCCTATTCGGCGCGCTTTCGCCCACCGCCGGGACGCTGATCTCGTCGCCGGTGACGGTCTTCCAAGGCAAAATGGATGTGATGCAGATCAGCGACGACGGGCAGTCAGCTGACATCACGATGACCGCGGAGTCGCGGCTGATGGACTTCAAGCGCCCGCGCGAAATCCGGTACACGGACGAGGAGCAGCAGAACCTTTTTGCGGGCGATGTCGGGCTCGAGTTCGTGAACGACATCCAAGAAAAGCCGATCTACTGGGGAAACCCCAACCAGACGCAGGCGACGAACTGGGACGGCGGCGACAAGACCGGCACCGAGGGAACCGGCTACGAATGACGACGACCGACAAGGCCGCGCTGCTTGCCCGCTTCATCGAGGAGCGGAGGCGGATGCCGTTTGCGTGGGGCTCGAACGATTGCTGCTTGTTCGCCGCGGACTGGGTTCTTGCTGCGACCGGGCGCGACATCGCGGCGGACTACCGCGGGCGCTACTCGAGCGCGCTGCCTGCGCTGCGGTTCGTCGAGGCGGGCGGAGGCGTCGAGGCGATGGTCGAGCGCGCCGGAGGCGAGCGGATCGACGCAAAGCTGGCGCGCCGTGGTGACCTTATCGCTCGCGACGTCGGCAACGGCACGGGCCTCGGCGTCTGCATCGGCGCGCTTGCTGCGTTCGTCGCGGAGGACGGGCTGCGGTTCGTCGAATTCTCAAGCGGCTCCTGCTGGCGCTTTTAATTTATGCCGCAACTCGCGATTGCCCAAGTTATCCTCAAGGCGGCTTACGCCATCGGCGTCAATCTGTCGGTTGGCGCGGCAATGGCTGCGGCCACCGTGGTGCAATGGGTCGCGTACACCGCGGCCTCGATGGGCGCGAGCAAGCTGCTCCAGAAGAAGCCGCCGGGTTTTGGCGATGCCTCGCTGGCCGACCGCACGCAGATGGTGCGCTCGCCGGTCTCCGCGCGACAGATCATCTACGGCGAGACGCGGGTTTCGGGGACGATGGTTTACATCTCCACCACCGGCACAAAGAACGAGTACTTGCACCTCGTCATCGCGCTGGCCGGGCACGAGGTCGAGGATATCGGGGATGTCTACTTCAACGATGAGCTCGCGCTGACCGGCGCAGGCTCCGCGGCCAGCGGGCGCTTTGCGGGCTACGCCGAGATTTACAAGAAGCTTGGGTCAGATACGCAGACCGTCGAGACGAACCTCCAGACTGCGACCTCCGGCCTGACCAACGGGCAATGGACGAGCAACCACCGCCTCCGCGGCATCGCTTACTTGTACGTCCGGCTAACGTGGAACGAGGAGATCTGGGTTGGCGGCATCCCGAACGTCTCCGCGATGGTCAAGGGTAAGAGGGTTTACGACCCGCGCACCGCGACGACCGTTTACTCGGCCAACGCCGCGCTTTGCCTTCGCGACTACCTGACCGATACGCGCCTCGGTATGGCGATGGACGGCGCCGAGATGGACGACACGGCCTTTACCGCCGCGGCTAACATCTGCGAGGAGCAGGTGCAGATCCTGCCAGCGTCCCCGACGACCTACGAGAATCGGTACGAGGCGAACGGCGTGCTGTTCACGAGCGCATCGCCGGACGAGAACATCGGCAAGATCCTATCCGCGATGGGCGGGCTGATCGCCTACAGCGGCGGCAAGATCGTGCCTTACGCTGGCGGCTACCGCATCCCGACCGTTACGTTGAGCGAGGGCGATTTCGCGGGCGCGGTTCAGATCCAGACCAAGACCAGCGCGCGCGACCGGGTCAACGCGGTCAAGGGCGTCTTCGTGTCGGCCAAGTCTGAGTGGCAGCCGACCGACTTTCCGCCGCTCGTCTCCTCGACGTACTACGCGGAGGACGGCAACATCCGCTATTACCGCGACGTGGTGCTGCCGTTCACTACCTCGAGCTCCTGCGCGCAGCGCCTTGCGCGGATCGAACTGCGCCGCGCTCGGCAGGAGATCACGATGACCGCGCGCTTCAAGCTCGACGCTATGCAGCTGCGGGCGGGCGACACAGTGATGATCACGAACGCCAAGTTCGGCTGGACGAACAAGGTCTTCGAGGTGATGGACTGGCACTTTGCCAGCGACGGCGAGCCGCCGCAGCTGACGGTCGAGATGACGCTGCGCGAGACGGCGAGCGCGGTGTATGACTGGGACGTCACCGACGAAATCGAGATGGCGACGGCGCCGACCACGACGCTGCCGAATCCGTTCGCGCTCGACGCGCCGACCAACCTTTCGCTCGTGGCCGACGGCACGACGCAGCTTGTGCAGGCGGACGGCACCGCGCTCCCGCGGATCAAGGTATCGTGGTCGGCGCCCGCCGAGCAGTTCATCCAAGCGGGCGGATCGGTAGGCATCGACTACAAGGAGAGCACGAGCACGACGTACCTCACGTGGACGACCGTCCCGGGCGACCGAACGCTCGAGTACATTTCGTCGGACGTGAAGATCGGGCTGGGTTACAACGTCCGTATCTACGGGCTGTCTTACTTCCAAGTCGCGACCAGCTACGTGACCGCGAGCGTGACCGTGGTTAAGGACACGACCGCGCCTAACGCGCCGAGCTCCTTGACGGCCAACGTCGGCACGGGCCGCGCCATCTCGCTCGACTGGCTGGATAATACAGAGGCCGATCTCTCCGAGTACGGCGTGTACCGCAACACGACCAGCGTCACTCCGGCCAACGCGAACACGGACAAGATCGCCGAGGTCCGCGCGTCGCGCTTCGTCGATACCGAGGTCGCGACCGGCACGACCTATTACTACTGGGTCAACGCTTACGATATGCTCGAGAACGTGAGCGGGTTCTCGAACCGCGCGCAGGCAATCGCGACCGGAGTCACCGCTGGCTCGGTTGACCTCACGCCTCCGAGCACGCCCAACGCGCCGACGTTCTCGAGCGAGACAACGTACCTCGCCAGCGATGGCACGGCGCTCGCGCGCATCACGGTCAACGCGCCCGCAATGCCCACTGGCGGGGCGCTGCTGACGATCCTATTCCGCCGCTCCGGCGCGAGCGAGTGGCAGATCGGAAACCAAATCGGCAGCGGCTCAATCGCGGTCTCCATCGACGACCTCACGCCGGGGCAGGCTTACGAGTTTGCCGCGCGCGCGATCTCGAACTTCGACGTTCCGTCGTCCGTGTCGGCTACGCTCTCGCGGACGGCGCCCAACTACTCGGGCACGGTGACGGCGCCGAGCGGCGCAACGCTTTCAACCGAGGGCGTGAAGCCGAAGTATATCCCGACCACGACCCTTTTTTACTTCGGCACCCGGGTCAGCTGGACGGCCAACTCCGACAGCGATTTCGCGTACTACGAGATCAAGGCCACCGCCACGAACAGCGACGGGGCGGTCGACTACTCGTGGGGCTCGGATAGCTCCGCAGCTGTCACGCGCACTCGAGAAAACTTCGTCTTCCTCTACAATGCTACGCTGCAAGCTGGATTCGTCCGCGTGCGCGCGGTCAACCGGACGGGCACGGCCTCGGCGTGGACGAGCGTCGGCAACGCAAACGGCACGGCAGTCGTCGGCACGGGCACGGTCTCCAAGTACAACGACAACGACGTAACCACGACCGGCATCAAGACCGGCGGCGGCTCAAGCACGCGGCAGGTCAACGTTCGTTACGAGGTCTCCGAGGTCAAGTCGCTGACCGGCGGCGCCGCAACCGAGACGATCAGCATCGACACGACGAACCGCGGCTTTTCCGCCAAGCCCGATGCCGGGTGGATCCAATGCGCGAGCGACTCAAACATCATCGGCGTTTACGATTTCGACAACGTCTCCAACTCATCGACGACCTCTTACTTCGACCTCCGCACGGTAGACGGGACTAACATCCCGGCGGGCAACCAGCGGTTTAGCGTCGGCCTTGTCGATTACTCCTGACCCTATGGCCCTCCAGAAATCCTTCACCCTCCCGAGCGGCGTCTCGGGCAACTACATCCGCCTGACCGCGCATCGCTGGGACCGGCAGGCGCGCGAGGCCGTCGGCTGGTTTTCCCTGTACGTGGACGAGGCCGCGGCCACTGGTGGCAAGGCGCCGCTGACGCCTTGGATCGCGAAACTATGGCTGACCGGCGCGAAGTTCGACGAGTACCTGAGCAACCCCGACCTCGAGTCGCCGGGCGTGCTCGCGCAGCTCTACGACGCGAGCAAGGCGGAGCCGATCAGCTGCGACTTCGGGAGCGACGCCTTCGCCGACGCGATCGACGTTTAGCTCAAAAAAGATTCCGCCTAAGTCGTTGCCCGCGCGCGCCTTGCGGCGTGGCCGTGGAGAAAGTGCGGTTTGGGCTTCCCTTTGCCGGGGCGGTGGGTAGGGTCGGCGTCGCAACAACGACAACCGATGACGATCCTAATCAACGACAAGACCCGCGGCGATAACGTCACCTACTTCACCGCCACCTGCGGCAAGACCTCCGCCCACGTCAGCATCTACACCGACGGCCGCGTCGGCGTCTGCGTTCTGAACGCCTCGCATCGCGCGTGGAAGCGGATGGGCAAGTACTTCGCCAGCCTCGACCTCGCGCTCAAGAACTACAAGAGCGAGGCCGTCCGTCAGATCCTCTTTACCGTCAGCGCGGAGGTCGCCTCGTGATCCGCACCGCTCTCCTCCTTGTCCTCGCCTCGGCCGCGCACGCTGCGCCGCCGGAGTCGTTCTGGCGGGCGCTGCATCAGGTCGAGACTAGCGGCCGTACGGGCGCCATTCTCGGCGACGGCGGCAAGGCTCTCGGCCCGCTCCAGATTCATCGCGTGTACCACGCCGACTCGCGCATCGCTGGCGACTACTCGCGGTGCGCCGACCTCGCTTACTCGCTCCGCGTGGCCGAGGCTTATCTTAAGCGCTACGCGCCGCGCGCGTGGGCCGCTGGCGACGTCGAGACGCTGGCCCGCGTCCACAACGGAGGCCCGGCAGGCGCCCGCAAGGCTGCTACGTTGCCTTATGCGGCGAAGGTTCGCGCGGCGATGGGAGGTGGGCGGTGAGCTACGAGACTTTCCTTGACGCCAAGCGGCACGTCGGCGCGCGGCACGGTTTCGAGCCAACATTCATCCCGTCGAAGCTGTTCGACTTTCAACGGGCGCTCGTCTCGTGGTCAGTTGAGCGCGGCCGGTCCGCCATCTTTGCAGACTGCGGGCTTGGCAAGACCGCGATCCAGTTGACCTTTGCCGAGAACGTAGTGCGCCACACTAACCGTCCGGTCCTTGTGCTGACCCCACTTGCCGTGGCGCGGCAAGCTGTCGAGGAGGGCGAGAAGTTCGGTATCGATTGCGTGCGGTCCTCTGACGGCAAGTTCCCGGCCGGTGCGCGCGTGGTGGTCACCAACTACCAACGCCTGCACCACTTCGACCGGACGCAATTCGCTGGCGTGGTCTGCGATGAGTCATCGATCCTAAAGAACTTCGACGG